ATGTATCTAGTAAAGCCGTTGATGCGACGATATCCGCCATTTATGTCTGGCTCAAAATTTATTAGTTCACTAGCAAATCCCGGTTGCATAGCAAAAGTAGATTGGTTTAAAACTAACCCACCTTGACACGCAAATTGAAGAGGCTGAATCCCTGATTGATCTGGCATTTATGTCACCGTGCCAGTTATAATAGAAAATCTATTTGTTCTCGGTATAAATGTTGATCTAACATAGTCATGTCGATTGACAAGAACAGACACCATATTTTTTATGCCCTGTTCAAAACGATCTAATGCAAGCTGATATTGCCCTGTTTCTCCACGATACTGATAGCCATACATAACTGCCCCATCAGCAATTACATGTCGGAATCTCTCTGGTATCGAAGGCACATCTGTAGCATTACTAAGCGTTGTAGGAATAGTGTATCTGTCAAATTTTATTTTATATGCTTTATCAGGATATGGAAATAATCCGTATTTATTAGCGGGATCACGGAATACGTGTGTAGGTATACTACCCACATCTGATCGATCTTCTTGCTCGATATATTTATCTAAATATTCTTTGTAATCTAAAAATACCAAACTGCGCCCATCATTACCAAGCGTAGCGTCACGGACTAATCTAAAAGTTTGATAATCAATTAGTTTAGTGCTGGATGGTAAATCGTATCTCGTTTGCCCAGCAACTAAGGTTACTTCAGATTCTGAGTGATTAAAAGGGAATGCGTATTCACTTTGATTTATATATCTAATAGCCGCATTAACTGCATTTTTACATTGCGTTTGAAAGCCACGAGCGTTTGCGAAACTACTTGTAGTTAGCTCAACTTCATTAAATCTCGCCAGTACTTCATTTGTAATATCAATGAAATTATACGCCATTATAAATACAAACCTTTGAAAGGAAGGGGGCCGAAGCCCCCAACTTAGTTTTATTAAGCGAGTTGATCTCGATCTACTTCATCAGCAGACTCTGCAACGCCATCTAAATCAACGACAATTGCATACACACGGAGCTTACCTACCGTTACATCAGCAGAAGACGCAATCAACTTGACATCAATTGTGTCAGTTGTTGTGACAAGCTGAGTAAATGTAGCTTGACTTGTCAAGTTAGCACCACCATTACTGCCTGCGGCAAGATATCCTGTAGCGGTTACGTCACCACCATCAACAATGTCATCGCCTGCGGCGAAGTCAATGTCAACAGTTGGAGAGGTACCATCAAACACAGTCAATACTTCGGCACCAGCCGCAATAACGAAAGTGTTTGCAGGAATTTCTAACAGTTGAAAGATATCGCCGTTAGTGCAAGAGTAGTTAGGAAGCTTAGAAATATCTAAAACAGCCTCTACCATGTATGCGTGACGACGAGCTTCTGGAAGCACTGCAATCGAATCAGCCGCTTCAGTCGATATGGTTGACCCAAGGGTCATGTCAAATGTTGCCATGTTTTAACCCTCCTTATGCGGCGTTGTATTTAGCAGTAACAATACCTTCTGGGCGAAGGATCTTGCGTCCATACAGATGCATACCACGAACAATGTCAGCGAAGCTGTCAGGATCACGGTAAGTTTCTGTCTTATTAATTTGCTGAGCAGTAGCGACAGCAGAAGAATGACCAGCAACAATAACACCAAAGTTAGAGTTCTGGTTAGCTGTACCAGTAGTCCCAGCACCAGTTCCTACAGAAGGCAGGTTGTTAGAAACATAAACACGGAATCCGTGCAGATTGTTTACAACTAAACCATTCTGAAGTCCAGCACCACCGAAGTCGGCGTTAAGCAGACGAGAATCTTCATCTTTCAAAAGTTCGACAAAGACAGGGTCTACAACTAACCAACGGTCTTGAGTATCAACAAATTGTTGATCCAAGAGACGACCCATACGAGCAATTACCTGAAGAGGTGTTGCAGTGGCAGTTGCCGCCGCTGTTGCACCCGGCATACGCACGGCCAGTGGAATTGAATGATCACCAGCAGAGCCAGTTGTGATATTACCAAAGCTACTCTTAATAAGCTTCATGCTTGTTAAAAGTTCGTCGGAACCGGCAGTGCTTACCGCCTTTGTTCCAGCAACCTGATCATTTGCTGTGCTAGCTACACTGTTAAGTGCAGACTGCTTGAAACCTGACAGGTAGCCAAGAACTTCTTGATCATACTGATCACGCAGGCGATAACCGGCACGATCTGTAGCCATTTGCATAAAGTTGACATGAGAGTGTGCTTCTTCGATGTCGTCAATCTTGAAAGCGAAATAGTTCGCCTTATCGATTGTAAGAGAGAAATCCTCGTCATCGATATCTTGTGGAGTAATAGTTGCACCACGAGCATACTCTTTGACTGTGATCTCAGGCTCTTTGATAATCTTGACTGAATCACCCATTTGAGCGATCTCACCAAAATAATCGTTGTTCGTAATATCTTCTACAACAGAAGACTTACGGAAAGCAAGCTGTACCTGCTTGCTGTAAATAACAGGGCTAAAGTTACCGTTAGGTAGGTTGCCATAGCCCGCCGCTGTTTTAAATGCCATGATAGACACTCCTTATGTAGCATAGGGTTAAGGTTCTATTGTAACTCCGCCAGAGGCCATCTAGCATCAGGGTGGTATAGTCACCGGCCAAAGTGATCATACGGCCTGCGTAGTTTGGGTGTTCTGTGAAGGCGAAATAAGAATTCCCACTACTATAACAACTGGCCTGAAGTTATATTAACGGTGCATCTTATTTCTAGGTTAAATGTGGGTGTCCTATCGGGGCCACAGTATTCTGCACATAGTTATATCCAGAAAATTTTATTTGTCAACACTTTATCGTGCTGATCCAGATAAATCGTAAATAAACTTACCTGTGCGAATCGCTTCAGCAATTTCTTCTTGCTTTGCTTCGTACTGTTGAGAAGACATTTTTGCTACGTCAGATTCTTTGATGTACGACTTTGTTTCGTCTTCTTCTGGAGCGGAACGTTCTGAACGAGTGTCAATTGCTTTAGCGGCATCTTTGTCTTTAGTTGACTTTTTCTTACTGATGCCCATATCAGCTTTGTATAAATCAATTGCACGAGCGGCAGACTTAGAGTCACTTTCATTATCGTACAGTGCATCTTGAATCCACTTAGGCTGATCTTCAACCCAGTTATGGAAATCGTCTGTCTCACGTATTTCTTCAAAGTCTGGGTGTATGCGCATTAATTCAGCTTCGGCTTTTTCTCTGCGAGCTTCTACTTTTAACTCATCAATTTGTTTAAATTTAGATTCATACTCAGATGTTTGTTCGTGAGCTTTCTTCATTGCAATTGTTTCTACAATTTTTGCAACGTCTGGATACTTTTCCATCCACTCAGAAAGTTCATCTTCTGACTTAGGATACTTAATTTCTTTTTTAGTTGAAGCTTCTAGTTGTGTGCGCAGTTCATTGATTTGTTCCTGTAGCTCATTTTCTTTCTTCTGCGAATGCCTGCGCAAATCGCCGTACCTTTTTTTGAAAGTCTTTTCTTCTGCACTCTCAGGTTCTGGATCATCATCAACTATTTCTTCAGTTGCTTGATCTTCTTCCTGATTACCTTTAATTAAAGCTTCTAGTTCAGCTTCTTCTTCTTCAATGCGTTGCTTGTTTGCGTTACGCTTGGCAAAGCCAGATGCTACTTTGGCTTGCTCTACTTTTTCTACTATTTCAGTTGTAGTTGTAGACATTGTTTCATCCTTTGTCTGGGGCTAACGGTTGCCGAAGGGCGTTAGGTAGCCAGTTAAATGGGTTATTTTTTACGTGCCATTAACCCAAAAGCACGATTTGTTTGTTTTGCTATGCCGCCTTTGGCGAACGATATTCCACCTTCCGCTGAAAAATCATCTTGGCTGTATCCTCCAAAATCTTCTGTGCCTGAATCATCTGAGTCTCTGTCAATATTAAAGTTACGAGAGTTCCCGTCTTTATCTATAGCACGGTCCGCTCTTCCATCACCGTTAATGTCCACGTTAATTTCGCCACGAGAAGTTACGTTAGTTACACTAAAGTCAGACGGATCAACGGACCTTCCTCTATTCTCTTCCCCTCTCGCAATGTTTCGTACGGCTTGATTAAATTTAGAACTAGCTTCTTTTTCAGTGCGTCCTCGGGAAAGTGCTGAGCTTCGGATTGCATCTCCCAGAGGATCTTTTGATATTTCAACTTTAATACCACCTGTCGGTGTTTCGCCTCTTGCATCACGATTTTCAACAATACTTCTAGCCACTTCAAGCGGTAAGTTTTCTCTGCTTGCTAATTCTTGTACTTGAGTTTCTATAGACTTTGCTTTAGCTTCAGCTTGTTGCTGTGCAGTCCTAGCCGCATAACCAGTATCTGCCGCAAGCGTCATTGTGCCCATACCTGTTGCATCATAGAACGCCGCTTCTTCTATCATATCACGATAGGCTTCTTCACCAATGGTCTCAGGTGAAAAAGCATTCTGAACTGCACGTTCTGCAAGTCCCTGTTCTGGCAAAGATGTAGTTTGTACACCAGTACGAGGATCAATGTTTAGTGTAGGTTGTCTAAACCCTTGAGGAGTTACAGACAGTGCCGCCGCAAGTCCGGGGCTTAGTCCATATTCAACAGCATTAGTAAATGAGTTTTGAATTTGCCCAGTAGAAACATTATCTACTTCGGGCAAAGCCTTAAGTATTCTTCCTAAAGTTGGGTTGGCTTTTTCTATTGAAGACTGCATTACCTCTTCAACTTCATTCATCTTTTTATTCATTTTATAAATGCTAGTACCGACACCTAGTATACCACCTACGCCACCCGTAGCAACACTTAACAATGCACCGCCTATACCTCTAATCTGAGCATTCTTATAATCTTCTACTTGCTTAGCCAGAGGATGCTGACCCGCACCAAGATCTTTATAGTTCTTGCCGAACAAGTCCGAAATACCACGGGCAACACCGACTACCGATGTGCCTTTAACTTTAGCCATAGATAGATCTGGGTCAGAATCTCCTCCAGTATCTGTTACCTTTGCAGTTTCTACCGCAGTTTCTGGTGCCGCTGTAGTATCATCTTCTCTTGGAGTAACAACACGTTTTTCTTCTACGTAACCTTCTGGGATAGGTAGCATCGGTTGACCATTCATAAATGGTATATACGCAATAGCTTTAGTTTGTTCATTAACAAACTTTTTCATTTCATATGGTAAAGGCTGTGTTGCAACATCACGAGTATCTAAAGCAGGCTGAGTAATTGGACCTCTAGCAAATTGTCCCGGCTCAGGCAGTTTAACAAACTGTCCCGGCTGATAAACTGATTGAGTAGATTGTTGCTGTTCTCCCGCAAACGTAGGAGCAGTATACACACTGGAAGGCTGTAGATAATCAGGAAGTTGCTGATTTAAATAAGTAGGTGTTCCAGAAGTAGGTGTTACACCACCTACATTCATTTCAACAGGCTCTTTACCTTTAATCATTTCTCCGATTTCAGCTTTAAAGTCTACATTATCTGGAATAACAGCTTCATCACTGTTGCCCATCTGACCCATTGCTTCCATCTTAGCTAATCCTTCTTTAGCTTTTTGGCGAAGCATCATTAAATTTTCCAGACCTATATAACGCACGACATCAGCGGGAAAAACAAATTCACCCTCACTTAGTTGAGCAGGTATGTCGTCCCGTACTTCAGATTGCGTGGAACCTGAAGGTACATCATTACCAGATACAGGATCTACTGTGCCTCCTTCATCTAGCAGTCCACCGTCAGCAAACGCTTTAGTAGTTTCATCGTCTTGTGTTTGCTCTCGTGAAGAAACTATAGAACCTAATTTTCCAGCTAATGGTATACTTACAACAGCACTATAAAGAGAATATGGTATTTTTACTTTTTTATTTTTCTTCTTTTCATCTATAAACTTTTTAAGATCTAATGCATTTGTAGTAACAGTGGTACCGTCTGGTCTTGTCTGTTCTATTTCTACAAGAGGAGCACCGTACTTTTGAAGACGTTTTTCACTAATAAGAGCTTTGTCGTAAAAATCAATTACGCCCTCTCCACCAAATTCCATTTCTGGTGTAATTTCAACTGTTTCCCCACTATCAGCTAAACGTCTTACTTCACCAACATTTATATTAAGAGCTTTAGCAACTTCTTCGTCTGTGTACATACGTTGAAGAACGTTGTCAGCAATAGCTTCTGAATCTTCTAGTGAGGAACGAATAGTAAGCATTTTATCAATAACAGACTCAGGCAATACTAATGAATAAACTTGAATTGGATCTTCACTTATTTCATATACTAAATCCTCTATGTCACCTCCGACATCAATGGAATAATCAATAAGTGAATCCATGAAATCATTAAGTGATTTTTCTGCATACTGCATGGTTTCAGTGCTAAGAGTTTTATATCCAAAATCATTAAACTGAACAGCAATCATTACACGAGCTAAAACAGCTAAATTATTTTCAACTTTACTGTTTTTAACATCGTCTAAAGAAAATCCAAATGGATTATTTAAATATTCTTCGTATCCCATACCGGATAATATTTCTTCAACGGCTGGGGCCATCTTGGGATTAACGATATCCAGATCGTCTATATTTTCTAGCTCTGCAAATTCTTGACGTAAATCAAGACCTGTAAAAATTATATCATTTTTGCCAGATTGATTTTTTGAGAGAATAGCTTTCAACGGCCCTTCAGTTGAAATGGATTCAACAGCCCCTATCGCTTTACCAATTTCTCTACCGGGTGTAATTGCTAAGTATCTATCTCCGTTTTGAACTGCTCTTCTGACAGCTTCCTTGACTCCCAACACTTCCCAGTTTTGTATCATTGGAAGATTTGGATCGCTATACTCAGGCTTTGCAGGAACACGTCGTGTTGCTTCTTCCGCTTCTAATTCTAATGGTTTCCCTTTTTGCGCACGTTGTTGGATATCAGATTGTAATTCTAATAAGTTAGTTACACCTTCACCTTCTGCTGTTTTTCCACGATTCAAACGGAGATGGAACAATTGATCCCTTTCTGGGAAATGCCGTCCTGTTTCATCTGGGTCTCTTGAGTAAAATCCAATAACTGAGCGGTCTGAAAATTCTCCAGTACGTCTAGCCCCCATTTTTCCTTCTGGACCTTTTCGCAAACCATATGTAATTTCTTCATATGTATCTGGATCTCCAATGTCTTGTTGATAAATGTTATAATCAACCATTGAAGTTCTTTGTTCAGATGCTAATCCTGTTAGTGGCTCAGGCGACTCAAACTGAGGAGGAGGAGATTTTTTAATTATTTTTTTACCGTCAGCAAAACGTGGATTGATTGTCTCCCCTTCTTCTATCGGAGGAGGTATATCACCACGATACACACCACGACTTTCTAAACGCTCTGCTCGACGTTGATTAATCTCCTCAAGCATTTGATCTTTAGTTAATTGCTCTTGTCTACGTGGTCCTGTTTTAGGATCAAAGTCATCAAGTAAACCGAGATCACGCATTTCTTCTGTAGACACGCCTTCTTTTTGCATTTGTTTAATAAATGCGGCGGCTGGCTTTGCTTTTGTTTGTCCAAGTGGAGACTCTGAGACTACATCTTCTGACTTTAATCCATAATCAGCAAACACATCTCCCATTTCCTTACGAAGTGTTTTTGCTACCAACCGACCTAATGCTGACATTAATCTGATGCCTCTTCTCTGAGATACTTGAGATAGCGCAATGCCTCAACTGCACCCTGCGCTCGATGAACGGATACTATGTTGTCCGCCTTTTCTAATTTTCTATGCTGTTCGGATATCAGGATGTCCAAATATTCACAAAAGCCATCCCATTGTTTTTTTGTATTAACGAAAGCTTTAAGCTTATTGACCGCTGACTTGCGGTCCTGCTCCACCTGCAACATTACCACTAAATCCCTGTTCACCCGGAATAGGTGATTGACCGATACCAATGTTACCTCCACCTGCTCCAGAAGTATCTTGCACTCCCGGAATCATTGGTGCACCACCAGCTTGTGGCTCAGGCATTGGATTTTCTTGTTTAAATAACTCAGCTTGTCTAGCCGCTTCTTCCATATTATTTGTTACTTTGTCTGGATCGAGATCCATGGACTTAGCAATCTCCCGAATGATGTACGGGAATTTTGCGTAGGGTGCAAGTACAGGGTTAGACGCTACTTGCATGAACTGCATGAGTCGTTGACTGCGTACTTCATTTGCCATTAGTGATTCAGTGCCACGTGCTTTTACTTCTAAGTCACCTTTAATGTCTGGATCAAAGTCAAACTGCATGTTGAAACCGAATAACGCTTCACCCAACGGGCGTAACAAATAGTCATCTACATTCTTAATGACAGTCTTGATACCACCTGCCGCCGCATTCATCAGCATAGAAATACCTGAAGCTGTACGCCCTACACCTGCAACGCCCGTTTGTCCGTGTGCAAAAGATGGGAAACCTGTAGACTCATCCGCAAGAACACGAGCTTTATCAAACATTTGCATGTTTTCTTGCGAAACATTCGGGAACTTTGTACCGAAAATAGCTTGTCCCGGTGCTCCACCCTGACGGCGGAATACCTTACCCGGATACACTGAAAGATCTTGTCCGGGCACCAAGTTAGTTTCGTCAATTTCAATTAGCATATTTCCTGACAATACAGCATTGTCTACTGCCATACGCATGAAACCATTCATTAATGTTTGCGTATCATCCATATTCTCAGCGATACCTACACCGAAGAAAGAGTATGGGTTTAGCTCGTAAGGCACTGCATAATAAGGAATTTTTGCTGGCTTGAAAGGGTTGAGCACCGCACGAATTACACGGCCATTACACAACCATATGTTTGCTTGCAACTCATCAATATCTTTAAATTCTTCTGGTACATCTACCCCAGCTTCTTTTAAAATATCAAGATCAATATTCCCCCAATATTCAAGGACTTCGTATCGGTTAATATCGTACTCAATTTGATAATCGCTTAGGTCATCTTCCCAATACTTCTTATCATAAGATTCGCCCATATCAATCACATCATCAATTACTTGATCACGAAAGAATGGACGCTTTTTCAATGCACGTAATTGTGTGCGTGACATCTTGTGCCTTTCGACAATGTATTGAGCTTCGTCCATATTATCCGCATCGGGATCTGGGTAAAAGTTCCAGATAGATACATGATCTACGTACGGCACTGTGCGAATTAAAGGATCATATTCTCCTTCTTCATCCCAGTTTGGATACTCTTTGTCTACAGCAAACGGACCTTTCATGATCCCCGTACCAAAGAGTGCCATTTCAAATGCGGCACTGCGAAGCTTCTTGGATGCACTAGATTCCTCTAGCTGATCCATAATTTTCTTTTCCATTTTTTTAGCGGCTAACTGCGCTGGAAAAAATGTTTGTGCTGTTGGTGTTATGCCCGGACCTTCTTCAAGTTTTTCAATACCTTGCAACTTATTGGTGGAACTTCCTAGAAGATCTTTTAAAGTTGCTCCAGCAGGAAAATCTTTTCCATCACCAGCAAATCCGTAAGGAGATTCTCCTACTTGGATTCCGTCATCCTCTACGCCTTCAGGTTTTTGTGGATCGAAGTTAACTGCTTCTACGACACCCTCAGGTAAAACCGTTGGTTCGACAGATAAAGGGAAGCGTTGACCAGCAAATAGTACATCAACAATCTGCCCATACGCCGCAAGAGTTTTTGTCTTAGTTACTTTAATAAATACACGAGAACGCTCAGCTTCAGTGAACTGAACGTCGGGACTATACAAACCTCTATAGTTGCGATACGCCTGCAACCATCTTTCTTCTTCAGTACGCCGAGTGTCTTCCGCTTTAGTGTACCGCTCCATCACAAAGTTTAAGAGCCGTAGCACTGACGGATCTTCATCGGAGAGGGCTGTTACATCTTCTAATGTAATTCCAGTATCTTCGATGATAGTATCTTGTTCTTGCATATTTAATATCCAAATGTATTATCGGCTGGAACGTATCCAGAAGGTCTTTGGTGAGAAGGATCAAAATCCCAAATAGAAAATCTTGGTCTAGACATTATACCATAACGCAATGCGTCATATAAATGGTCTTCTGCTTTAGTGTCTACGTCTTCGGGATTTTTCTTATCTAGTGGAATGCTAGGCAGTTGAGCTATTAAGTTAGTGCAGGTTTCAAAGAAAACAATTCTTGGTTCTTCCATAAACTCATCGACTTGCAACCTACGATGCACTTCGTTCTTTCCTGCTTTTCGGGAACCTGCTGAACGATCCGACGGCCTCCAACGGCACCCTTTTTGGATCATCTGTTCAGCGAGTGATGGTCCGGTATCTCCACGCTTATGCCAGCACGAACTGTCTAGTACCCCATACTTGATGTTGCCATCATCCGCCTCAAGTTCAAGAACCATATCTGCAAGATCAGTTGCCAAGACTTTACTAACGTATAGCTCACGATAGACAATAAGCTGTTCATCAGGAGTACAGGCAAACCAAACAACAGCAGAATAAGAGCCGTACCCATAATCGCAGGCCCTAAATTTAACCCAATTATTAGGTATATCAAAAGGAGCGATAGTGTGTATTTCTCTGTTGAATTCAGGAAACGCCGCACCTTCCGCAACATCCCAATTACCCTCTAATAACTGTTTACGTTGATGCTCAGGCAAGGACAAGAGCATTGCTTCATAGTCACCTTGCTCATACAGATACGGATTATCTGTCAGCATCGCTGGAATAAATCTACGTTTAAATAATGGTTCACCTGCCTTGCTGTGAGCGGGAGGGTACACTAAAGTTCGATTTGTATCAATGTCCGTAGCATTAAAAGGTTTTCCGGGAGGAGCAGGATCTATGAACATCTTTTTAACCCATTGGTGTCCCGGACCTCCCGGGTTTGTAGTGCCACGCATATAGATGGGAAGATCCGATGCTGTGCTACGCAAACGAGATCGCATATAGTTCCACGCAAATGGAGTAGGCCACTGAGTCAACTCATCAAAGCCTACCCAACTAAATGCAAGGCCTTGATAACGCATAACGTCTTCATCTCTATCAAGGTATGAGAACCACAGCCTAGCACCACTAGGTGCAGTCCACTGCATCTTTCGTTCTGACCACTTTATTCCGGGCCAGATCTTTGGGTACATCTCTTGAGATTTCCAGATCAGTTCCCTAAGTTCTTCTGTTGTGTGACGAAGTAGCAATCCACTGAATGACGGGTGTCCCATAAATCGTAACGGGTCAGCCAACATAGCATAAGACTTACCACCGCCTGCGGCACCTCCATACAGCACCTCCCTTTCCCCCGATGCTAAAAAGTCAGTCTGTGGACCGGGGTTAGGCTTAAAGATTACATTGTGTTCTTCAGGCCGTATTGGTTCAAACTCAGGTTCCTCGTGAACATCTTCACGGATTTCAATTGCTGGCTGACTCTGCACCTTCGGTGCTTCTTGTTGCACCGAGCCTCGTCTTTTCGATTTCCTCCGCCTGCTGGATCGCCTTCTGGTACCTTCTGGCCCATTCACGGAGAGTTGCAATTCGTCTTTTGTTGGATTGCTCACTTTCGATTCGCTTCTTTAAACCCACATGAGAAATGCTTCGACCTGTTTGTTTTTCT